CGTTTAATAATTTATCTGCTATGTATCTTCTTGTTTCAAAGTGATCATTTCTAGCCGTCTTAGCTCTTATAAATTGTAAATCTGTTTGTGAAGCAGTAGCCTCAGCCAAATTTTGACTTACTTTAAAATCTTTTAAGTTTCTTTTCATTAGTTGTTTACCTTTGCTCCTGCTCTCCATTGATAACAAGACCAATATCTAGCTTTTGTTTTAGGACCTGGATTGTCACAATTGTGTCTTGCTCTAAACGACTTACGTCTAGCCGGGTCATCTCTTTTAATACTTAAACCTGTTGTATCACCAAATGAAACTTTAATTACTTTACCTGATTCATTCTTTACATACACATAAAACTTCTTACTTCCACCACGAATTGGGTCATTTAGCTTGACCTTTTTGCCTTGGTATTCAGATTCGTAAATACCCTCTTGTTCGTGTTCAAATATACATTCTTCACAATCACCATCCAGATTTTCAAATTGTTTAAAAGTTCTCATTATATCTTATCCATCATACGTTTAACTACTTCGCTAAGTTTAGATTGCCATTCTTCAGCATATCTTTTCTTATATTTATCTATTGTTTCATCTGTAGCGTGCCATTTTTGTATATCTTCTTTAGTTATTACTTGTTCCGGTTTGCCTTTTTCTTTGGCGTCAACTGGTTTAGCTGCTGGTTTCTCACCTGGAGTAACCTCTTTAGTATGATTAGCATAGTCAGCACCTATCTCATATGACTCTGGTACATAACCATCTACCAATTTAGCGTCTTCTATTTCCATTGATTCTGGTACACAATTAGGTACTTGTTTACCACCTTTTTTCTTAAAACCTACTTGTTTGTAACCTGTCCAACATGCTTCATTCATACTGTTTTCACCATACATTTGTTTAAACTTCTTCGTATGAATTGATGGTTTAGTTTTAGCGTCTTTGTCACCTGGAGCTTCTTTGTTATCTTTATTCTTTTTAAAGAAATTTGCTCTTTTATCTTTTGTATCTTTTGATAAATCTTTATAATATTTTTTAGGTTGTGTACCATCTTTTTTCTTAACATCTTTATCTTGTGGTTGAGCATCCAAATCTTCTTCTATTTTGTCAACTGCTTTAAAGCCATAGTCAACGTTTGTATCGTATTCTCTCACGTCTACCTCTCTATCCGCTGGCACAGGAATACAATCCCATATCCAAGCTTTGTGTAAATTGTTATTTTTATCTTCAAGTACAACATAATTTGTACCTCTTCTTTTTACTATTCCTTGTACGTCTTCTTTGACATAATTTATTTTATCGTTAATATTAAAGACCATTTCTCTAATATACAAATCTCTTATTTGGTTCTGTTCAAACTCGTTCATTGAAGCTACAGGTCTAGCACCAGTTCCTACGGCAGACATGCCACCAAAACTAGCAGCCAATTTTTTACTTAAACCCATACCACTTCTTACAGAAACAAATAAATCTTCTAATTCTTTATTACCTACTCCTCTTGGTAATCCTTTTTTGAAACTATCAATGTCACCTTTCTCAGCAGCCGCTCTCATCTTACTTGCTGACATGCCTGTTGCTCCCTCAGCATCCGGATCTCTTTCACCAGCAGAGGCAACTTTTATACTTTTGAAGTCATAGAAACCGTGTCTGTTTTTCTGACCATTATATTTCTTTAATATGTTTTCAAATTCTCTAACTCTATCACTACCAACAACCATAGTTATATCTGTATAACCTTTGTTGTGTAAACTTGTAGCCAAATCTAGTACCATGTTAGTAGGGTTTAGTTCTATGTTTCTAGCATGTTGCTTAAACAAAGATTTCATAAACTTTAACTTCTTACTAGGGTCTAGTGGATTCTTTTTACTATCTTGTGATCTACTTAAAAATATTTTGTAATCATTTGTAGGTATAGATTTAACTTTGTTTATAAGTTTTTCATGTCCTATAGTTGGTGGATTAAATCTACCAAATGTAAATGCTACTGACTTTTCTCTTGCCTCAGTCATCTGCTCAGGTAAACCAGCGTCTTGTACCGCTCTAGCAAATTGATGATAGTCTATACCAGCATGTTGAGCCGCCTTGTTCTTAGCGTCTTTCATACCTTGTCTTAAATATTTTAAGTATAAAGTTAAACCAGCTTTCATCTGTGGCGCTTTGATTGTTCTTCTAATTAAATCTGTCCAAGCACTAGCAATTGATTCGTGTACTTCTAAATCGTCAATCTCTTTATCTGTTACAATACCGTCTTCTAATATCTCTTTACAATATTTGTAGAATTTTAAGTAATGATATTTTTCTAACATCTTGTAGATTACATTTTTAGGTAATCTGTTTTTAACACCATAAGTTCTAATTTCATCTGGCGACATATCTTTATCAAAGGCCGCTCTTCTTTCAGTGTCAACACCATCACCTATTTTAATAATGGCTTCTAAACTATCTTCTATTTCTTCTAGTTTATCTTTAATCTTTTCTTGTAAGTTTAACACATCATCTGGTGTTAACTCTTTTAATTCTTTGTAATCTATTATATCTCTTTTTAGTTCACCCTTTACAACATCTAACGCTTGTACTTTTCTGTCAAACTCTCTTACATACATACTAGGATCAAATACAAAATCATCTGGTCGTTTTACAAAACTATTGTTTTCTATATCAAACACAGCGTCTGCTTTTTTATTCTGATCATCATAAGTTTCCTGATCTGTAATAAAATAATAGTTAATAGGGTGGTTTGTACCAGGTATTAATTTACCTTGTATCTTATTTGGATTTTTAGCAGACAAATACTTTTGAGAAAGTCTAACTCTTTCTGCCTCTTGTTTTTCTTCAGGCACATCAAACAATACATTAAGGTCAAGGTCAGCGTCATTTCTATATCTCTTTGTTAAGATAGAACCAATCAAAGATACTTTTAAAACTGGATATTCAGACTCAAAATCTTTTACTTCATTATCAATAAGTTGTTTGACACTAGGCTTGATCTTTGGATCTTTTGTATCTGCCTCATCAAACACACCTGGAGCATAAGTTCTTCTAGGAATATCTATGATACTTTCTAATATGTACTGTTTAAATCTCATCTTTTCTTTAACTCTAATTCTTTCTTTACCCAACTCATGGCGATACCATTTTGTGGTTTAGTTCTTAATCTACTTCTTATAAATCTGTCAGCGTCCCTTAATGTTTTAGTTACTAATTCTTGTTCACTTGAATTGTTATCTAAAATCATCATCTTATTAGGACTAAAAATTCTTTGAAACTGGCCAATGTTTGCTTGTACACCGTCCCAGCTTTTCTTTACTATGTATTCAGGTATAGATCGTGGTCTATTTTTATTTCTTTCTAAAGCAATATCTAAACTTGTGTTTACAAATACCATATAACAATCATAACCTATTTGTCTTAACATACCAACTTGTCTTTGTACTAATGGTAAATCTCTACCTGTAGCGTCTATAATAAGACCTAATCTACCTTGTACATATTGATCTAACTGATTACCAGTGGTTGTTTTTGCTCTTTGTCTTATAATATTTCTAAAGTATTCTTCTTCATCTGGCATTTTAATTGAAAGATTTGCTTTCTTTAAACCTGATTCAAATGCTGTATCTGAATTAACTACTTTTAAACCTGTGCCAGCAAATGCTGTTTGTGTTACAAATGTTTTACCAGAACCTGGACCACCTGCTAAAAAGAAAGCTTTGAATATACCTGGATCATAAACACCTTCGTTGATGTATTGTCTAAACTCACTCAATGGTTTTGCCTTTAGTTGTTTCATAATCTTATTAGCAATATCTTTAGGTTCACCACCCTCAGCTTTTACTTCTATAAAACCTGGTTTCTTTCTGTAATATTCTATAACTGGTCCTGTTTCTTTTTTGTATAAATTAATTCTGTTTTTAATAATTTCTGGTTTATCATCTGCTCTACCTCTTGCTGTAAGTCTTCTCATTACTTCTTGTTCACTTACATTTAAATAAACCACCTTATCTATCTTAATATTTTTCTTTTCTAAATCTCTAACTTGTTGCATGTATCTAGGAAAACCATCAAATACAAATCCGTTTTCTGCCTTATCTACAGCGTCAAATACAAGTTTTAAAACTATATCATTAGGAGCAAAACCACCTTTACCTAAATCAGATAATTTTTTGGCAATCTCACCACCTTTTGCTTTTTCTTTTCTTAATAGTTCACCAGGATAGATATGTTCTATATCTAAATCTTTCTTTATAAGTTCAGAATATGTTGACTTACCTGAACCTGGACCACCTATTAAAATAATATTCATTATCCTTTTACCCAATCTTTATCTGCCGTAAAGTTTGCTCTACTAAATTCTAATCTATCAACTAACTTAACAGCACCAGCACCTCTGTCAACGGCCACAAATCCTTCTGGTGCCGTTACTCTATATCCTGTTGATGTTCTTAAAAAATGACCTATACTTTGTATCTCACTTAACTTACTTACTAAAAAGTTTTTAGCATTTTGTAAAGTTACATGAGAAGCAATAGCAAAGTATAATGCTTGTCTATTCTTATCTATGAATTTTAAATTTGTTTCTAATATGTCTTTGTATTTTTGTTTACCTTTATCAGACTTCTTGGCATTTATTTCTGTAGTTACTGTATTCTCGTAGTAATCTCTAAACATATCTACAAGTGTTTT